CTAATGTTCTGCGCCTTACCCCCATGCAGGGGCAAGAGCAAAACATTATCGAATGTTATAACGTACAAGTGTACCCTGGTCTGCTGCTGCGTTTGGAACAATACAGTATCCAAGAGTCTGAGCATCGAAACCACCAGTTGCGGTAATTCCTTTGATAACCTGTCCAACTGTATCATCTCCAGTTGTAAAAGATTTTCCTACAACAAGCGCTTCACCTGCAACTGCACGACCATCACCTCCGGTGAGAATCCAGCCGTAATCAGCGGCAGCGAATGAAACCTGAGTAGCTCCTTGAGCCATTTGCACTTTTGACGTAATAGCGGCTGGGTCACACACACTCATTGTCATAAGTGTGATATCAGAATCAGCAACAGCAAGAGCTGTACCGAGAGCTGATTCAGGATACAAGGTAACTGTAGTACCGTTGTTAGTTTTGACCTTAAAAGTCTGACCAACACCTGTACCGTCATCAACAACACCAATAGCATCTTCAAACGCTCCTACAGTCATTGTAGATGCAGCGCGAGTAAGATATACGATGCGACCCTGATTATCTGTAGAAGAACTCCACAGGTCTGCTGACGTTACTGCATCTGGCACAGCGATGAGGCTGTTAGCAATTGCAGTATCCGCCTTAATAAACTGCCACTCACGACCATCAGGAGTCGTAGCGCGTTGACCGAGTTTAAACTCACCACGCGCTGTGATTGTGTTATAAACTGACTGAAATGAAATCTGGTTCATATATGTTTTTCAGGTATTGGTTCTTAACCGTTACCATGTTTGGGGTAGCACCCCTTAATTTGTAATAATTGACTATAACTTACGTTGTACCTGCAAGTTGTCCCTGGAGTCGTGGTGACGTAGCGACAAAGTTACCTGCGTAAATCAGATAACCAACTTTAGTAAGCTGGTCAACTGGAGACATCATCTTTCGGAACTGGAAGCCACGAGTTGACTTAACATTACCAGGAACACCACTAGGTGTTGCATCAGAAGTCTGCTTAAAGTTTGCAGTCATGATGTTTTCATCTTGGTAGGTAAATCCTACAAAGTTGAATCCCTTAGTGTTTGTAAGGAAGAACTTACCAGATGGTACTTGTTCATCCTTAGCAATTGGAGTACCACGGAATGTGAGGTACACGAATCCTTGAGAAGCGCCCAATCCTGGACTTGCTGGAACTCCACCCCATGCGTTCATCTTAGGATATCCCGCTGTTGAGAAGTTTGCACGTACTGATGGTGTCAAAAGACTTTCGTATGTTGACCAGATAGACTTAGTTGTAAGTGCAAGGTCTGGTGAATCAACACCGATAGTAACTGCATCATCTGCTGTCGCAAGTTTTGCAAGCGTAAGAGCACCTGTAGATGCGAGGTAATAGCCACTCCATGCTGAGTATGTTGAGCGAGAGAGTCCACCATACGTTGCAAACAATGTTGAGTCCGCTGCTGCGTTTGCGAGTGAATCCCAATCATTACCTGTACCGTTACCAGTATAAAGGTTCTGAGCCATGAGGTTCATAAGAGACTGCGCTTGTGAATCAAACTCAGTATCGAGAAGATTTACAATTTGCTCATCGCCCATGTTTGCTGTTGTTTCAGCGATTGCAACCACGACTGGCTTGTTAGCTGCCTTGAGGTTGAAATCTGCCTTAACACGCACGTTCTGACGGTCAGTATCGAGCTTATCTGCGATTCCCATGTTACCGCCGTTTGTCGTGTCGGTATACTTGATAGGGAATGAGTACGATGTACCACTTGTCCACTCCTTTGGTTTCTGCAAGAACGTCATAAGTCCTGGTGTACCTGTAGTAACCTGGTCATACACTTTCTTGAGAATAAACTCACGAGTGGTTGTTGTAACTGCTTGGTTAAAAATCACGTTAATTTCTTAAAACAATAATACGCTATTTCAAACTTCTAAAGTATTCAAGAGCGTTTGAAAATTGCGATGGGTCGGGTCGTTGACCTGTTGCCCCTGGATTGACTGAAACTGGGTCTGCGCGTTTAGCTATATTTTTTGCAGTAGTTTCCTGCGTCTTTTTCACCACATCGCGCATATCTCGCATGTTTGCATGAGCTTGTACGAGACTTCTAAATCCATACTTTGTTGCGTGAAGAAACAACTCATTCTCATTTACTGACGGGTCAATTTTCTTAACCTCATCAAGCTGTGAGCTGACTGCATCTTCAAGCGCACGCTGCTCTGCAACCTTTGCTTTCTCCCGTGATTCAAGCTCTTCAAGTGCACTCTGTTTTGCCGCTTGGATTATTTCCTCATACGATGATGGGACATAATCAGGGTCAGAGTACTTATTCACAGGCTGTGCCGGTGGTGTTTCTTTTGAGCGCTGAATCTCAGCCAATGCTTGCGCTTTTTTGGTGTAATCAGGTAGAAAGTTCTCTTTCCACTCTTTAGCCAATGTGGGCGCATCTACCTCTCTACCATCAGGAAGTTTAAACAACTCCTGTACTGGCTCAGTTGGTACAACTGCCTCCGTTTTTTCAGGTGGAGTTACTGTCTCAGTTGCTACATTTGGTGTTTCTGCTGGAACATTTCCATCTTCAACACTAGGTACAACTTCAATTGATTCATCTGCCATAGTTTTTTTGACTGCCCCTCATTACACTTGGTCTTTCGACTGCGAATGATTGCTTGGTCTTTAAACTTATAATTCAGGTTTCCCTGAACAGAGGGAACTAGCTCTTATGTATATGAATGTGTGTCTAGTTCTCTGTATTCAAGGAACACTGAGAGTAGTTTAACGCCATACCCCAGGGCGAATTGTTACTCTTCTATTTCAGATTCAACTTCTTGCTTTTTGCCTGATTGCTTTTTAATTTCTAACTCTTGTTTTCCATTTTCTCTATCAGCAATTTTCTCAGCTATAAGAATATTTGGGTCTGCCTGTATACCAATCTTTGCGAGAAGTTGTACTTGAGCATCTGGCGATAGGTCAGCGTAACTAATTGAAATTGACGGTGGTTTCTCTTCCGGTGGTGCATCTGGTTGTAGATTTTGCATCTCTTCTGGTGTTACACCGGATGCAACAACCGGATTTATTTTGTATGCAACAGCATTTTTCGCTAACTGTTTTGAGTCATCATATTTAGCGATTTTAAGATAATCAACAGGAGAAATATACCCATTTTTGACATCATTCTGTGCTTGCTCAAACTTAAACTCATCATCAACTGGGAGAGTTTTACCAGAAACAATCGTTATTTCTGAGCCTGTCTCAAAGTCATCTTGGAGCAAATCAATCATCTCTCTTCCACCCTCTTTACCCATCCATTTTGCATAATGTGGCTCTGTATAGCGAGTTTTTCCAAGTTGGAATGCCCAAGAAAACATCTCATGATAGACATAATCTACTACTTGTACCAATTCATTTAGGCGTAGATATGACTGCTGAATCAGGGCAAGTCTACCTGCTTTTGTCTCCTGCCCCTGTCGTTCACCTCGAAATGCTGAGCTTGCAGCCATGATATTGTCAATTTCCTGTCGTGAATCAAGCATATCTTCATAGACGAGTGCTGGGAGCGCAACACCTGTTTCACGTACAACACCTGTAGTTACTCCCTTACCCCAAATCAAGCCCTTTGTCTCAAAGCGTATACGCTGTGCATCAGCCTTATCCATCACTGTTGAATCAACTTTAAGCACGCCGTTCATGAACTCGCAGTTTTCGTCAATATCCATCTTTCGTTTGTTCACCCCACGCTGCAATTCAGAAGAAAGCGTTATCATATCAGTGCGCCCAATAGGGCTATTCTCATTATTGAAAATAGTTGCAAAGATATACGGCTTTCGTGGCTTATCGAAATAGTTAAAGTAATACGGTCTGTAATCCTGTGATTGCGCCTGTGGTACAGAGGCATCTTGCCCACCAGTAAACGGTGAAAGAATCGCATCACCAATCTTTCCAAGCATTCCTTTCTCTTCTGGCATCTCTTGTTGTACCGGATTTCGCGTATCTTGCTCAAGTTTTATAGACTGCAACTGCATACGGCGCTGCTCAGGAGTCGCGGCATTCAAAGACTCTTCCTCTTCTGGTGTCACCAATACACCATCCCAATCCCAGTACGGATTCTTGATTGTATCAAGGATTATATTCTCCAACTTGAAAATAACAGAATCGTTAATCCACGCCTCCTTGTAGGTCACGTCAGGGTTTTTTACATACAAGTCAATATCACTCTGTATGCCGTATTTTTTCATCAACTCTTCCTTTTTCGCTGGGAAACGCTCGACAACTGCACAGAGGTTGTCGTCTATTTCTTCTATTGCAAACTCAGTATCTTGCTCTTTAGACGCATACTTACCAACTCGGATTTTACGAGGGTCAATTGCTTTAAAATCAAAATCATCAATCTGAGGGTTCCAAAATGCCTTTATAACAATAAGTCTACCAAAATATAGATTTCGC